CTTGTCGCGCCAGCGGGTCACATACTTGATGACGCTACCCTCTGCGACTGGGATGTTGTTGGCATGGATGTACTCAATCGGCTGGATCGAGTAGCCCTTGTAGTGGCTACCACCTTCTTGTTTCTCTAGTGCAGACTCAGGCATAACTTCTCCACTTCGTTGATGTAATACTCGTAATTGATCGGCATCGTGGCATCACGCAAGTCATTGCACACGCACACCGTCCACCCACTCTCGACGCCGATCCGCCGCCAGTGGTCAGGCTTCTTAGCCAGTGGTGGCATGACCTTGGTGAGTGACTGACCCTCGGTGCTGACGTAGTAGCGGCAGGTGTTCTGCACCTGAGTCTCACCCCACAAGAGGTGACTGCTGCGTGGCACCTTGACCCGTAACATGAAGTCCATCATGTCAGGCCACTGCTCCACTGTCTCGCGGATCGGTTTGCCATGCACCAGTACTTGCTCTGCCACCTTGGGGATGACTAGGGCACTGTGGTTCTGGTGGTACTCTAGGTCGTACTCATATCGACCCTTGCGTTTGGTGGACCCATCGGTCTTAACTGCGATGTAACTATTCACATCGGCAATGATCATCTTGGTGTACTCGACAGACTCAAGGGTTAGCTTAGTCAGCTTCTCCCACTCATTACACACATCAACAACTTCGAAGTGCATACCTCGATGCACATAGACAGTGATGCCGTCCGTGTTGGCTTGGATGATCTTAAGACCCCCCACAGTCAGCAGTTTCTCAGCCAACATACACAGCATCATCTGACCCGAGAGTGTCACCTTCATAGTGAACAATGGGTCAAAGAACACCGAGAACTGGTCATTACTCGCTCCGTAAACTCCATTGAGTGCCAGCTTCAGCATGGCGTTCTCAGCAGTACCCTTGGCATAACCGATACGCTGTGTCCGTAGGGTACGGTAGGTACTGATGAACTGCTTACCCAGATGCTCTGGGTAGTAGCCCTGCTCAATAGCAATGGATGGGTACAGCGAGGTCACATCCACGTCGAGGATCATCCAATCCTCACTGGCCTCGAACACCTGGTTCTCTACTGAGGCATGGATACCACCAGTACCAAACACAAAGTCAAGACCTCCCACATGGGCAGTCAGGTCACTGAACACTCCCTTTGTCTCGGTGATCACCTGCTGCTTGAGGTACTGGTGTACCCGCTGGAACTCAGGGTTCTCGAAGTGAATGAAGTCAGGGATACACTCAGCCAGTCGGATTACAGGTCGCTTAGTCTGTATAGGCTCACGACCATTGGGTCCATACTTGTAGCACTGGACACCAGCCTTCTCCAACTCCATCTGGAATATCTCTTTACCGATCTTCACATCGCTATGGTTCATGAAGTCACGACCGTGCTTCTTGGACAGCGCAGCGCGGAACTCGATCTGCTCTATCGACTCATGGTAGAACCGCTTGGTGGCTGTTGCATCATGGGCGTTGTAGTCCAGCAGCACGGGCACCTGATCACGGGTGAGGATAGACCCCACGGGGAACGGCAAGTCGCTGATGTTGTCCATACGCATGTTGAACTCCAGTGCCTTGAGACTGGTGCTACGAGCCTTATTGTCGAAGTGGTGAATCTTGAACAGGTCGATCTGCTCAATGTACCGATCACTTGGGTACACGATGGATGCGAATCTGTTGCTGTCCTGGGCGTGGATGATGCTCATAGCCTTGTCGTACAGTACCTGTGGTGTCGCCTTACCCATCTGGAGCAGGGTGTGCAGCACGGGGTAGTCGAAGCCCACGTTATTGAACCCGACCATCTGTGCACCGTGACCTACCAACCACTGCACCCACTCAACTATGGCGCGTGAGTCGTCCTTCCACGGGCTGATTTCAAAAGCCCATTTGATAGGAGAATCACAGTCCTCGGCTGAGAGGGTGAAGCAGTTGGGATAGGTTTCACAGTCATATGCGATTCTCATTCACCCTCCCAAAATGCTTTCATGTAGAGCGTGAGAAATGCCATTGCCGCCACAAGTGGTACTTGCCCGTTACCAATGGCTTTAAGTCTGTCCATCCGATAGGCCACCCCATCAGATGCTCGAAGTTGGTCGGGGATGGTCTGCCAAACACCTCCATAAAGTTGCGGCATGTTCTGTGTTTCTGCATACTCTCTGCTGCAAAGTTGGCTGTACATGTCGGTGTATGCAAGTAACCAAAATCTTTCCCGTAGATGATCCGCACCCAACTCTCCCGCAGACATTTTGATATTGATGGAGTTATACCCATCCTCCAAGAGATCGGTTTGCGCCTCCAATATGGCTTGCTCGGAAACATTTTCAGCAAAGACGAGCTTTGGACATACTTCTCGTATAACCCTTCGCATTTCAGGCCAGAGGTTTTTGCTTGCAATATTTCTACCTCTTGCCGCAGGACTGAACGCTTGGCAGGGGAATCCTCCAGAAACCAAGTCCACAGTTCCACGCCACGGTTCTCCCCTAAATGTATACACATCATCCCATATCGGGAAGCATGGGAGAACTCCGTCGTTCTGTCTTTGGACAAGAACATGCTGACAGTATTCGTCTCGCTCAACAGCGCATACTGTATTGAATCCGAGGAGTTCACTTGCAAGTATTCCTCCACCAGCGCCCGCGAATAAATGAAGCTCATTCATATCATCCTTAGTTATTTTTAGAAAAAGTTAGGGTGTCGGGGTCGTCAGCCCCGATGAAGTGTGACTCACACCCTACTCTTATTTACATGAAGCTGGGAATACCCGGCACACCAAACGGTGCAGCAGGCATCACTGGCGCAGCGGCCACAGGTGCAAATGGGTTGGCACCCATAGGCGCAGCAGCTACGGATGCACCGAACATATTAGACACGTCAGCAGTAGCACCCGCGCCGAACGCTTCACCATCCTTGGCGAACTGGATCGCCACCAATTCGCAGCGGATACCGATGCCCGTATCGTTATTTTGCGCCCACGGCTTGATCACAGCGTTGACGTAACAGCCACCGTAAATCTTCGCAGCAGCGGCACGGAGTGCCAGTGTGTTGCTCGGGTCGATCTGACGGCCATCTACGTCGATGATCTGGGGCTGGTTGGTGTTACGTGCAGTGATGTACACATTACCAGCGTAGCCAGGGTGCACCTGGAAAGTCTTTTGGGACTTCTTCTCATCGCCAGCGCCATAGCAGCGTGTGCGCTTGTCGGAGTTGATCTGCTGCATGGCAGCTTGAGCGTTCTCTTTCCACTTGTCAGCAGCGATAGCAGCGTAAGCCTGCATGAACTTGGCAACACCGGGATCGTTCGCAGGGAAGATCAGGTCAGTGGAGTAGGAGTATGTCTTTTCACCTGTTTTTTTGTTGACTTGCTCTTGGGGAGAGGCCAGCCAGGGGAAAGAAGCACGGGCAGAAACGTAAATCAGATTGGAATTTTCAATAGTCATAAAGTTCTCCAGTTAAAGTAAAAAAGAAGGAAGTTCAGAAGGCACCGCAGTAAACATTGGTGCTACAGACAGTGTAACAGCAGGTCGAGGATCGGATGCAGAAGCAACAGATATTTTTCCTTCTGTTGTTTTGGTGTACTCGGACTTCAGGGTTTTCAACTGGCGGTCTGACAGTTGCATCTTGATCTCCTCGTCACCCTTCTTCTTCGTCCATGTGGCCTTCTCAGCCTGCGCCACGGAGATCAGCTTGGAAGTCCAGATCACGTCCTTGGGCAGACCCATCTTCTTCAGCTTCTCGGCCATCTGCTCATCGTCATCGACTGCCCACGCACGGGAGCCACGACCACGCACAGCCTTGATGCCCTCGATAGTCTTGCCCGACTCCAAGCGGCGCAGCGCCTCAGCCTCGGCACCCTCGATCATCTGGCGTAGCAGAGGTGCCGACTCGATGATCTCGCGCAACTGCTGGTCAGTCATCTGAGTAGGTTCTTTGGCAGCAGCCTGGGTGGTCACGTCAATCGCAGCGAACGCGATACCTGCGTCGTTGAGTGCCTTGCCCGACAGTGCAGTGCAGGCACCGGCATGGGCACAATACTTACACTGCTTGTCACCAGCCACCAGTGGGGCGTCAGGTGCGTCAGTGGCAGCGGCCTCGGTGATGATCTGATCCTTGATCTTCATCAGTTCATCGAGGTTAATTGTCCGGCTACTGATGGGGTTCATACCCTTCATGCGCAGCTTGGGCTGGATGACAGTCAAGACGATATGGATCGGTGCAAGGTGACCCTTGGCTTGGATCTCTGACACCACACCCACAGCATATTGCTCCAACTGCTCACGGGCATCGGTGGGGTTCATACCGTCTTTGTAATCTGCCAGTTCCAGCGTCTTGGAGTCACCACTGAGGATCGTAATGTCTACGGTGCCGTCAAGGTCAGTGCGACCCGTCAGTGCCACAGTAGATACCTTGCGCTCACTGATCACCACATCAGCGTTCAGGTCAACCATGCGCTTCTCGATGTAGTTGACTGCCAACTGGACACGCTCGGCACGGTCAGCGTCCACCATGAACTCACCCTCATGGTCTTTCAACACCATGCCGATGTACTTGGTCGCATCGTTGCAGTCGTTGATACACTTCTCAAGAAGCGTGTGACTGTGTGTGCCGTCGATAGCAGCGAGATCACTGGGCTTCGGTAGGTACTTGGCCTCCTCGCGGATGGAGCCAGGGCAGTTGGCCCATCTCACGCGCTTGGATGGGGAGAGTTTGGAGTGGGTGGTCATATTAACCCTTCAACCCCTCAACACCAGCCTTCAGGTCAGCCCACTTCTCAACAGGCACGTCGTTGATGTTCTTATAACCAATAGT